TTTTCATTTACAATTCCACTTTCACGGAAAAGTTCTTTTTTGAAATTACCAAACTCTCGAATGGATTCTAAAAATGCCTTCCTTTCCTCTTTTGTGTATTGAAGTTGACTTTCGTATAAACGAGTTCGTTTTCTTATTTCTGATAGTTTCATTTTTGATTGAACCTTTTTATTTAATACAACAAACGCCAGATAACTCGCAGATGATGGCTTGCATAAGTTTATCAACGTTGTTTGGGTTAACATTTCTTCCGTTGAAGGATTCTTTCAATTGTCTACTTTCACGAATTTCTTTGAAATAAGCGTTTTGAGAACTTGGGTCACTAACTGCATCCCAAGTAACTAATTCAAAGTCATCTTCAACTTCAACCAAACCTTCTTCTTCATTCAGTTCTCTAATCGAACCCATGCCTCTGGATGAAATTCCGGGAACATAACCAGCAGTAATGATTTCTCGTAGAATATTACCATTGGGAGTGTTTAAAATTTCAACATCACCTAACATATCGTTTCCTTTCCAACGATAATCTAAAACACCTAAACAAGCATTTTTTAAATTGATAATTGAGTTATCAAAGTGGTCTAATTCTCCAATTATCCCGCGACTTTCAATTTGTCGACAATTTTCAAATAAACGTTTAGCCTCACGTTCCAAGATTGGGCGAGAATAAATACGTCTGTTCTTGTTCGGTTTATCCGCTTGTTGAATCTTCATGTTTTTAACTATCAGTCTGCCATTGTTTTTAGCAAAACTTTCAGTTAAAGTTGAAGGTTCAATCCGTATGGGAAGGGTTTCTATTAATAATTTTTTCATTATTCAAATTTCCCAACCTGCGGTTTTTTAGTAGTCATTACTTTTTTGTAAACATCCATGAATGATTTGTAATCTTCCATAGAATTGAAATCATTTTGACTTAATCTTTTTAAATATTCAGGCGTAGCATATATTACTGCAAATTCGGAACCTCCGTATGTAGGTTCCACTCCTACATACGCAAGCCCATCCATAAAATCTTTATCTTTCAGTTTTGATTTTGCAGTATTAAACGCGGTTTGAAAATTTGAATATGTTCCCGCTTCACCATGTTCTCCGACAGTTGCATAATATGCGATATAAAATCGTTCTTGACCCGGTTTTAATTCGTTCAATACGCTTTCGATAATTTTTTTTAGTTTTAATGAGTTTTTGATTTTATTCTCACTTTTTACTGATGAAAAGATATTAGTTTTCAAATAGGTAAATAAATCATACATTGCTCCTCCGAAATTTTCATACTTATTCCAATATTTATCCCCATTTAATCCGGTTCCTTGGTTAGCATAATATTTAAACAATGATTTATTTGGGAAATTGAACATTTTCAATGAAGATGTTGGTATATCGGACGTATCTAATTGATCTTGAATGTACGATTTAAATTCATCCATATCCCAATCAATAGGTCTTTTATTATCATATTCACTATAACTTTGACCCGGATTGACAACAGTACCAGCCCATTTTTTGATTGCTGTTTTATTCATTTTATTCTCCCGAAAATTCTATTATTTTAGTTGAAAGTCTGTTTAAACGTTCCTTTATCTTAATAAAAGAACCTGCGGTTCGTTTCCAAAAGACACCATTATCATGCCCACTTTCATTTTTAAGTTTATGTGCATGAGAAATCATTTGTTCAACTTCCCTTAGTTTTTTGTTTATTTCGATTATATTGGAATTTATTTTTTGACGTTCCGTTTGCGAACCATCATTTTTATAATCATTGTAATTGACTTCTCTAATTACGGATTCTATTTTTTTAAAGAACCTTTCAGTAGGATGAACTGGTTCACTATATGATTCATCATCAGGAACCTGAACCTTTTTGTTTTTTGAAAAGGCGTAAGGCGTATCCACGGGAGGAATATTTGAAGAAACATTATCTTCTTCTATGTTATCATGGTCAATTTGTTCGATTAACCTTTTGATGGATGAATTCATACTAAGTTTGCCTTTATTTGATAGACTTTATTTCTCACTATATCCGTCTTGTTTTAATAATTTAATTGCCTTATCAAAATCTTTTTTATTGCTATATATTTGTATATCAAAAAATGGTGAGCCATCTTTATGTTTTTTAATACCATCGTGGTAATTTATGACATATTTTGCTTTTCCAACATTATGTTTGATATTAAATACTTTATTATCTGATTCGCTTAACTGTTTCTTAATCATTTCGGTTACTAATTTGATATTTTTCATTTCTTTACCTTCATATTTTTTGGATTTTTTAGTTGATTCTTTTCCTTTTCGATCCCATCCACCCGCAGGTGAAATTAATTTTCCAGAAGGTCTGTGTTTAATCACATAATCGGCAAATAATTCCGCACCATTATTTCTGTGCTTATAAACATCAAACGCACGGTCAATGTCGGGTGACCCACGGCTGCCAAATAGTTTTTTTTTGTAAAATTTCAAATTCTGGATTATAACCAGTAGTGTCTATTCCGAGATTAAAGTATTTAATATAGTCGCTTCTTTCGAATCTACTCATTTCTTTAATTCCTCGATTAATTCGTAATATTTCAACATAGCCGTCAAATGTTCTTCCTTCAATGTTTTTGAGTTGATGATATTTTGGGCTAAGTTGATGGTTTCGTTTAATTTGATTCTACTAACTTCATTTTTAACGTTTGAACCTAAACGTTTCAATTCTTTGGTTATCGTTGTTATTTCATTGAAAATATAATCTTTGAATGAAGTCCTGCGACTGTCTTCATTTATATACATAGCCAACAAAGTCTTTTGCTTTTCATTCAAACCTTGATATTTTTGATTGAACCTTTCAATCAATATTTTCAGGCTCAACTTTCTGATATCAGGATCGAGTTCACGAACTTGTTGTTCTACTTCATTTATGGTTTCCGGTTTCTTTCCGGACAAATGTTCCAAGATGAATTTTTTGGTATTCAAATAATCATCCGGGTTTGAACTTGGGTTATGTTCAAACAACTTATAAATACTTGCATTAACCTTGTAATTAGGAGTTTTGGTTTCAAAGAAAACAGTTTGATTATATGCCTTGTTAATTGACTTAACAAGTTCATATTTTTCTACACTTAGATTCTTTTGATTTAATTGCTGCTTACCTTCCAACGTCAATTTGAATAATTCGTCTGGATTATGATTTGTTCCTTGACCTAACGTTTGATAATAACGCAGTTCTTTAACAAGTTCACTCTTGGGGTGAAAATGTTTTTTGATTATTCTAATTGCCTTTTGAGGAACTGATGGTTCTAATGCTTCCCTCATTGCAAAGCGGGTTAATACTTCAAATATGAACCCGGTGTTTTTAAACTTGCTATGTTTCAAGTTCTTCATGTATTATTGTTTCTCCATGAAATATATTATTTTAAATTATTTGTCAAATTTGCCCTGCCTTATATTTGTCGTCAAGTACCTGAAGTAATCGTTTTGCAATGTACTCTGGACTTTTGTCACGATGTAGATTATATGAATATCTTAATTGTTGTAACCAGTTGTTTTTATTCGTACTTATATAATTGTTAAACAGTCTACGCTGTTTTTGATCTCTCTTTGATAATTCACTATAAAACGCATCTTCGATCGGCCTTAAAAAGGTTTTACCAGTATATATGTTACTTTTAGAGTCAATATCTGATAATGCCTCTACAATTATTCTTCTAATCAATTTTGAATTTTTCATTTTTGGTTCACTCCATGAAATATATTATTTTAAATTGAACTTATTAATAATATCATAACCCCATTCTAATATATCGTTTTTATGCGCAGTAGATAACTGTTCAATTTGATTCCAAATTTTTTCATGGTCTCTACCAGAACCATGTTGACCAGATACCAATTTAGGAATTTTACCTAAGTTTCTTAATATCGTGCGCAATCTCTTTTCCCATATAATTATTGCCGATTTATTATTACTTGCATGAATTTTATAATCTATTTTTTCTAATTCAGTATCGGTATATGTTTCCACAATTATTCTTCTAATGAATTTTGAATTTTTCATTTTTGGTTCACTCCATGAAATTTTAACTATAATTATCTTCTAAATCAAGTAAATTTTCTTCATTCAACATTGAAACTCCATTTTTGGGTTTAACCTTGAATTTTTCTAATTTTTTGGTCAATCTACTGTAATTTTCAACTTTTGCATTTTCACGTCTTCCAACCGGGTCACGTCCAAAATCTTTATCACGAGCAGTTTCAAACGAACCAGCAAATTGTTGAGGTTTACCTTCATTTTCCTCACGTTCGTCAGGTGTATATAATTGTTTATTTGTTTCACCAAATTGACCGGGCATATATTTAGAAGCAACCTGCATTGAAGCAATATCATGCGGCGTACCAAATGATTTACCAGTTACTTCCGGATCGTTTCCTTCTTCAACTATTTGTTTTAACCTGAACTGGAACTTCATGTCTTCAATTTTTTGAAGTTTTAAAGCCTCAATTTCTTCGTCATTAAAACCCCACAAATTCTTGTAAATATAAGTATCAGATAATAATGGGTTTTCTTCACGAGCAGACTTGGCCAAATCAATTCTGGCAGTTAGTACGTCTGTCTTTTGCCGTTCAAATATAAGACTTGGGTTGGTTAAGTTAAGTTCAAAATTCAATAAATCTTCTTCTTCAAAACCCTGAACCTTCAAATGTACTAATGCAATTTTATAAAGTTCACTTACAACAATTTTTTGGACTCGTTCAATCGATCTGGCGAACCTAATGTCAATCTGAGCAAGTGCAGAATTTTTTATAACTACACCAGTGGAAGTTAAATAATTATGGTTTTTATCGTCAATTTCTAAGTTATAAGTATCCGACCGTTCTGTTAATATTTCTACATATTTAACTTTATGATTATAACATTTACCAAGTATTGAATTGCACCATTCTTCAAAAATATATGTTTTTTCAATTTGTTTTTTTAATGTATTTTCAGTAAGCCCGATAAATTTACATAGTGATTCAAATGTATTATAATTAAGTGCAAGTTCATTTATATAATCAATTTTTAAATCTTTTGAACGACCTTCCGTAAATCCAAAATATTGATTCATAAATTGATTCACTGTGAACCCATTATTATTAATTGAATCTCGAATAGCTACATAACTATAATTAAATAATTTACAAAAATCTTTAAATTTTATATTCGAATTGATATTATTTTTATTCAATTCAACAAATTCAAGTATTTCTTCAAACTTAGGTCGAGGAATCCAACGTACACTTTTTTCTTTATGCAAATCGGTTCTACCATTTGGATAAAGTTCTTTTAATTTTGCTTGACCATATTTATAAAATTCAATTTGCTTTGCTGTTTCTGAAAATGCTTGTCTACGCTCTTCGGTAATTCCAGATTTAACAATTTCGGAACGCTCTTCATGCGTTTTACTAAGCCACGAATTTTTAAGAATATGTTTAGCATCCGGATTTAATTCTAAATATTTTTTTCTATTGTCTGATAGTTTTTTTCTATATTCTGGTTCTTGCTGCGCCAATCTACACCTTTCTCTACTTTCTTCTGAAAGTAATCCAAATTTTACATTTTGAGCGTGAAGTTGGAAATGATCCAGTCTATTCATTCTTAATAAATTGGTTGGATCATTATTATAACGGTTAAAATCTACATGATGTCGAACGATTATATTATTTTTATTAAATACTCCATCTATATACCCGTTATCAATTATTTTACCATTAAAATAATTATCAACCACGACATGAGTCCATTCCCATTTTGATGTATCTGGTTGATATATTTGCTCATATGTTGAACCATATTTACTATTTCGTTGAATGTGTAATCTTCTATTTATAGCACATAAACTGTCATTTGGCTGCAAATTTATAGCTTCGACGCGCTGCCCATTTTTTAATAAAAACCCATGATCGGGGGTACAATCAATATATTCATTATTGTCTAAATGTACTCTGACCAACTCAGCGTTTAATCTCGTTTTTTTGGCGTGTTTTATTTTGGCAGGTATTACTCGGTTTGTATCAAAATCAAATGAATATACCCATAAAGTTTCACCTTTATCGGTTAAGTCAGCTATTTCTGCCACACTCAACGTTTTTCCGTTTAATAATGGAATTAATGTATTTGGATGAATACATTTTTCACCAGAACCGCCTTCTTCTGCATAACCCAAATATTCTTTTGGAACTTTAAACGCCGAAATCATTTTATTTTTAAAATATTCAACATCTTCACGCATCCCGTCATTTGTTAACCCGGGCAAAGTTTCAATAGCAGTACCACTGTCTCCGCCGCGAACCGGGAGGAAATAATCATCCAAACTATTTAAAATATTATAACGTAAATTGAAATCGCCAGTGGTAGGATCGATGTATGGCGTTTTTTTCATCATGTTGGAAATTTCTTCGATATATCCATCTACTTCTTCGGGAGCAATATTTCCAATATCAATTTTAAATAAACGACGTTCAGGCGCTCGCATAATCCTATTTAATAACATTGCGTCTTCTGCAAGGCGCATCCGTTTAAATTCTTGTCGACCGCCTTCAACAATAGAACGTCCATAAGGAAGGAAATTGGTATCGCCCAATAATCTAAAATGGGCTACTTCATATTCTTCAAAATAATTGTTACTTCCCCACGTCATTCCGTAATCGCCTTCATAACGGAACCTAATCGCGTCTGGTTCTTTATCAGAACCTTCCTCTCTAATCATTAATGCAGGGTGGATGGGCATAACATTTACAATACCAGCACCTTCGGCTATTTGAAGATATAAAAAATTATCTCCGTATTTACAAGTTGCCCGAATCCATGACCAAAGGTTGAATTCAATATTCATTATATCATAAAACAAGTTGTTTAATACTTTTTTAATTTTAGCATCACTTGTTTTAATGATCAGTAATTCTCCCTGTTCTGATAAAGTTGTAGTCTCATCTGCCGTTATATCGATCACAGAAGAAACAATTGCGTCCGTATCCATGATTTCATAATCAAGATACATTTGTTTTCTTAGGGCTTCAATTTCTTCGTTTGTAAATCCTGAACCATAACCCGAAACAGTTGAAAAGTTTCGTCCGTTTCTCCATCTTGCCCTGTTGGAATAAGTCGTCGGACTACCTTGACTTTGTGATTTGTTAAAGTCAATAGTCTTTAATTTTCCTGATTTAGTTTTGGTTATAATCACATTTCGAGAAAATAACCTTTTTAATACGTCTTGAAATGTTGACATTTATATACCTACAATAACCATTTTAAACTTTGTTTTTCGCCTCTACCAATTTGCTGCTCCCATTGTGGGTTTGTTTGTTGGTTGGCCCTATAAATATTCCTATGAACTCTATTTAATGCGTTCTTGGTTAAATCTATACCCATTGATAATAGTTTCATACTCGTATCTCTAACCATCAAACCAATTGCAAACGCCATAATTAAATCGTCATTTGAACCTTTATTTGCTTGTGCTTTTCCATCCAACCACATAAAACCAAACATTTCTGTTGTCAATCTTTTCGAATAAATAATCGGAGCCTTTTCACTGAAATATTGCTCAAATTTATTTATCATAACTGGTCTGGTTTTAACGTCAATTGAATAGCCCGGAACCATATCTTTTTTATCTTTTAAGTCATAACCTTTGCGGAGGTGAATGTTCTTATCTAAAAACGGGTCTGACTTATAAGTATAGTAAAGATTTTTATAACCTGAATCAATTGCCACTTGTAAAGTCGAGTAACCAATATTTCTATTATCAATTACCAATAAAGCGTGATTGTACTCAGTTGCAACAGAAACCAACATATTTGCAAATGAGGTGGTATCAATTTTACCTTTATATTCAGCAACTTGTTCAACCGTATCTGCGTCAATTACATGAAAGGCACTATAATCTTCTCCATCGCCCCTTGCTACGTCTGCTGAAAGAATGTATTTCTTGTTGAAGTTTGGATATTTAAAAATCCACAATTCACCACCGATTCCCCTACGTTCTACGGGTTCAATTGTCTTTTCTTCGTAATGTTGCAGAACCTCAGATTCGATAACAGTATGACCAGAAGTAGCAAAATTCCCATCACATTCCTGCGCAGCCAATCGTTTTCCTAATATTTCGTCTTGTTGATCCCGCCATTTTTGATCTCTATCCGGATGCAAATACCAAGGCAAATTAATAGGATTGAACCTAACAAGTTCAGTTGATTTAGTTCCTTCAATTGCTCTTCGCCATTCATTATAAAATAAACCTTGTGCGCCGTTAGGAGTCGATAACATAACGCATCCGCCACCAGTTGCCAAAGTCATTTGTGATGAAGCCCAAATCTCCGAAATGTCCTTGATAAACGCACATTCGTCCAGAATTAAAAGACTTAATGCTTCCGACCTTGCTGCGTCCGGACTACTTGAAACTGCTTTAATTTCACTTCCGTTAGAAAATTTTAATGCAAGTTTGTTGTTATTTTCAACTTCAATTCCCTGCTTCAAAAATGCTGGCAATAAATCCCATGCTAACTGAACCTTTGCCACCAAGTTTTTTGCAACGTCTTGTTTTGTTGCAATTACCAATATCTTGAAGTCAGTGTTGAACATCATATAATGCAAAGACATACCCGCCATCAAGGTGGATATGCCCATTTGCCGAGACTTCAAAATAATGGAGAAACGGTTTTCTTTAATCTGTCTTAATGTATCTTCCTGAAACGGATAGAGGTTAAAATTCACTTTCCCTTTCATTGGGTGTTGAATCTTAACATATTTTTTGAAGAAATGTACTGGATCGACAGCACACCTTTTTATTTCTTCAATTATTGCCGTTCTTAGGTTTTCTTGTTTTGACAAATTAATACACTCAGCGTTTTAATTGGAGTTTCTACCCGGCAGAACATTATGGATTATTGGCCACTTGATTCCTATTTTTTCTAAAGCCGATTCCATTTTTTCTATCTGTGACGGTTCGGCATGAAATACAACTACTTCTGGCCGATTAGGCGAAAATGCTTTGGTTGTTATATTTTTTGCGCCGACAGATTTTAAAGCGGTTGATATAGCATCTATATCATAATCATGACTATCGAACCATGACGAGTATTTGACATAAAATCGCCTTTTCCCTTCATTTATTCTATGTCTTTTTTTATTTTGTTTTTCATTCAAAATTTCTGTAATCATTTTAATTAGTTTTTTTTTTGTTAATACTCATTTAAATTTCTCCATTGTTTTTCTTTTAAATTCATTATATTTTTCATCGATGAACTTTTTATAACTTTCTTCATCTTGAAATTTCCATGTTTCAATCGGGTCGATATCATTTTCATCTCCGGCAAAATGTATGTTTGAAACTTCACGTTTCAAAACTTCGACCTCTTTATCCGCTTGTTCAAAAAATGCTTTCGCGTTTGCTTCCATTTTTTTCATAGCATATTCATTGAACTCGCCTTTAATTTTAAGTGAAGTTTCGTAACTAATTAAACAGTCCTCACACATACCGACAAGTTTTCTAAACTTTTCATCAATTCGAGTTGGTTGTTTACAAGTACAAGTTTCTTTTTGACAATTGGGAAAGGAACTCAAATATTCTTGTGCTTCTCTTAAATTTTGAGCAATTTCAGGATGAACTCCGTATTTGACCCTATAACCTTGCTTTTGCTCCCACCAAATTGTATTTCCGTGCTGGTCGGCTTCTTCCCAAATTTCACCAACTTCTCTAATTTTTGCGGTATCTTTTGCGTCTGAAAAACCAATCGTTTTTCGAGTTTGCATTCTATGATTACCGTCAAGCATTTGTTTCAATGCTTTTATGTTTTGTAGTTTTGCCATTTATTTATATTTAAAACTTGGAAGTTTGTCGTTTGTATTATTTTTTTCTAAATTTGTTGGATCAAAATCATCTAATTCGGTAATATTTATTGATTCCAACTTCAAATCTATATCTGTATCAGATACGTGAGTTACAATGCAATAATATAAATCGTAATTAGGATGTATTTCTCTCAGTGGACTTGAACTTCGTCGTTCGATTTGATCTTGAAAATAACTTTTAAATTCTTCGTTAGTCATATTTCATCAGTTTTAAGGTTCAAATACAATTATACATTCTTTTGGTAAGAACGTTATTTCGGCCAACGTTACATTTTCAATTGCTCTATCTAAATAACCATAGTCTATTTTTATAACATCACCTTTTAATCGCCACTCGTACAATGTACTTTCGTCTGGATTTAGAATTTTAATAATTGCAGTTACGTCTTCGGTATTCATTTCTGATAACTCGTTTACAGTTATTCCTTCAAAATGATAGCAAAGAATTTTTATTTCATTTTCCCATCCGTTAACATTTGTCCATTTAGGCAAATCTGACGCTTTACCATAATAATGAATATGTTTAAGTTCATTTGGAAATTCTACTGCGAATCGAAACATTAATGTAGGATTATATGCTTCCGGTTTTACTCTGGCCATGTTTTTATCTTTTTATAGTTCTATCAAAATATTGCTTTGACATCGGATCGTCGCCAAATCTGTCGTCATCATCGGATATTTTTCCTACTTGAAACCCGAGATGATTGGTCCAACGTACTACCTTATCAAAATCGATATTTAATTTATCTGCTATTTCGGATTGAGAATATTTCTGTTTATAAAGTTTAATTACTTTATCTTTTAAGATATTGTCGGATATTTCAGTAATCATTCTAATTAGTTTTTTTTTTGTTAATACTCATTTAAATTTCTCCATTTGTTTATTTATTTTTTATTGTTTTGTAATATTATTTTGTTGATTTACAAAATCTGGAAACCTTTGTTCAGGAACTCCTAATAAGGCAGCAAATTTCATTATTGCCTTATATTTGTCCGTAGGTTGGTCTATTTGTTGAAGCATTTGCATGACTGCTGGCGTTTTTCTAAGTTTATCAATTAAGATTAAACTATTGGCAGACGCATTTGCTTGCGGTTCTATTTCTTCATAAATTTGACGTAATGTTTTCATCATTTCTCCTTATATCATTATAAATATCTTATTTTTTGGGAAATCTCATTTTGTTGTAAATATTGAAGATTGGCTGCAAGGCTCCAAAACTTCCGGTACATTTCCAAACGTTCCCTCTATATTCAAAAACCAAACCTTCGATCGGATTAATTGCATTTACGCCACCAATCCAATCAAGCAATCGAAGTCCTTCTTTGAACTTTGAAATATCTGCATCAGTTTTCAAATTTGACTGAACATTTGAAACAATATTTCCAATTACAGTTTTATTTTTACTATTTTGCGGATTTGTTTTACAAAAATTTTGTATAACCAAGTTTTCCAACAACAAAACAGTTTCTTTCAAATCAATTCCGCTTACAATTTTATCTTTAATAAATTTGACAGTTGCAGGATCATTCAAAGGTTCTAATTTAAAATGAGGGCTTTTTTGAATTTTGAATATTTTACCATTTCCGAGATTAAACGGAATTTCAGTTGTTTGATGTATTTCATTTCCATTTTCATCGTAAGTGATCAAAGAATGAAGTGAAAGTGTAGGTTCATCATATTCAAATACATTAACAATTTTCGGATGCAGGATTTCAAAGTTCAAAAAAGTTCTACCATTATTAAAAATTTGATTTAATTGTTGAGTACCCAATCTCAATAATTGTTGACCAATTTCTTCCAATACTTTTGAATAAACCATTTTAGGATTTGGTTTATCTTTATATTTTTCCTTTAATTGTAACATTGTCAAAGGTTCGATAATAGAAGATTTATTTTGTGCGCATAAAATTCTCCCATTTCTAAACGTAACTTTGAAATTGTGACCATCATATTTCAAACTAACTTTGCCTATTTTATCAGTGTTAACTAACAACGCATCTACAAAATCAAGATAATCGTCAATGGTCAAATTTTTATCTTCGTATAAATGACAGATGTGTTTGGTAAATTTTTTTGCTTCCATCGTCAAAAATGGAGTTGAACTTTTGAAATCTTTTTTCCTCATAATTGTTTTTGGAACTAAATCAAGTTCCTTGTTTTTATAATCGTATTTCAATATAAATGGCAAATTAATATCAGTTTCCATATCTCTCAAAACTGCTTCTAATCCGGTCGGAGATTTTTGAAGTTTTTCTCCAAATTTAATTGATGCTTTTTTAAAAATTTGTCTTAATTCGTCTGTCGAAATAGGTTTACCATTTCTCGGGTCGTTTACTCGATGCCAAAAATGCGTACCCTTCATTAAATTTTGAAATTCAATATCAATTCCATATTCCTTAAACAGTCGATCTGCATATTGTTCAATTCTTTGAAGTTGAGTTCTGGTTATATCGCCTTCTGTCAATAAAACCGATTCAGCAAGGTTGGTTATATCAGGATGAAATTTTCTTTTAAATAAAAAATGAATTTGTGCATCATAATAGCCCATCAAATTTTCAAATTCGTCATGTTTGGCCATTGGTAAGGCTTGACGTAATAAAGTTCCGTTTATTTCCTTGCCTTGAAATTTAATTGAAAAATTGGGCATCTCTACAACATAACCACATTCACTCAAAGGTTTAAGTTCATTTTGACCATAATATTGTTTAAAATAACTTTCACTGCCGTCGCTTTTTTGGAATCTTATTCTTCCAAAATCCTTTTCACCATAAGCAAATATTACCGAAGTTTCATTTGGATTGAACCTTGAAATTATCTCATCCGCTTTATACGGATTCACAACCTGAACAATTTTTTCAGGATTAATATTGTATTTTTGAATGCAAAGTTTTTTCTCTTCAAATGTTAATGGTGAATTTAAATCCGTTTTGTTTGAAGTTACAATAAAAACGCTATCAATCCCAAAGACCTGACATAACCATTTATATGCTTTAAAATGGTGCGGACCAAAGGGTTGAAATCTTCCGGGATAAATTACTATTTTTTTCATGTTTATCTAAATAATACTATCGGTGGACTGAATCTCGGATCACGAAGTCCGTCTCCGCCCCAACCAACTAATCTGATATAACAAAACGTTTTACTTGCATTGGGAATTCTTGCCCAACCACTATCTTTATAATTCGGTGAATTTCCGACGGTTAATGTAACCATCTGGTCCCAACTTGATGAACCGTCAAGACTGTATTGAACTTCTAATGAACAAGTAGGCCCGGCGGCAATGGTTTGTAGTGACGTGAATAATCTTCCTTGCGTTATTTCCGCAAAATCTCCAATGTACGTCGCGTCCGGAGTCGGAATTCCCCCTGTACCTAACCAAGTATTTACAGAATTCTGCATATTAGTCCACTCAATACCGGGAGTAGTCCCAACAGTTATCGGGCCACTCCAAATATATGACATTCTGGTAGAGGTTGAGCCAGTCTGATACAAATTTCCATTTAGATTTGTCGACCCGGTAACTGAAAATTTACTTTGACTTGTATCATATGTTAAACGTGAGTCGGCATATGATGAACTTGAATCACTTCCACTTGAAATTAATAATCTATAAAGGCTACTACCACTTACGGTCGGCCTGTTGACAATTAAATTATAATCTACTTGCTGAGAACTTGAATATAACGTTTTAGTTTCAAATATATTAATTCTACTGGAAAGTGAATTACTTGCACTTACAAATGAACCTGTAATGTCAATGGCTATTTGATTAGAACTTGATAATAATCCAGTACCTTTTCGCTCATATCGATTATCATAAGAACTTGTTAATTGATCGGAACCTGAAACCGTTCCGGGTGGAATTGTAACCGTTCCACCGCCGGAAGTTGGTTTAAAACTTCCCTCAAAATAAACTCCCGGAAGTAAACTTGAAAACTTGTTTACTTTTTTCCCTACCGGATTGACATAATCAAACTTGAAATTTAATTCACTTCCAGTTGGAATATTTAAGGGTGCAAAAATTCGCGTTTGTTTTACGTTATAACCGACTTTTTCCTCTGGTTGAAGTACAATATTACCAATGGACAAGAAACCTCGCCTCAACGTAAATTTGGGACTTATACGGGTATTCCTATTAACGTTGAAAATTAATTCCGCTCTACCTTGCCGATCTAAGATACTCCCAATATAAACTCCAAGGTTAGAACTTTGGGTCGGAGTTAATATGAGATTTTTACTTTCACTTAGTTTTTTAATATCTGAACCTGAGATGAAAATATCAACTTGGGGTTCTAAACTTTGACTTGGTAGGAGTTCATAATCAAATTCAAGTTTCCAATTCTGACTTTGACGATTAATTAACTGATATTGGTTTTTTGGTTCAAAAGTTAAATTAGTTCCACTGAATTTGATCCCATCGGTTACCGAATCAATTCGTTGAATTACCACATTTGAAGAAGTTTGCCAATACGTTTGAAAATCTGAAATACCTGACCTAAATATACCGATGGGCTTTTCAACAATTCCTTTATTGTTATCAAAGATTAGGTTATTTGAGTCAATTAAATAATTTTGACTTCTGACTTCAAAATTGCCCAAAGGCTCATAATTGTCACCAATTAAACTTAAATTTTTGTAACTAACATCAATTGATGCAACTTTACCAGTCAACGGATTTAAGTTATATACATCAAATACTGCATACGATTGAGTGTAATTGGTTTGACTTAAACTTAAAACTTCATTAAATGAGCAAGTAAAATTTGAATGCTCAAATAATCTATCAACCGAAATTGTTTTTATTCCAGTTGAACTTTGATATTCAATCGTTTTGGTAAACGGCGGATAAATTTCAATTGAACTCGTGGATAGGACATTTAAAATTGATGCACTATAACTTAAATTTACAAATGGAGTCGAGGTTAACGAATCATTCGGAACTTCCAATGAAATATTATTCAAAACAATTTCGCCGCCAATATAACTTGAACTAAACGGAAAATTTTGACTCGTTATTCTGGCTAAACTAAATTGTTGGGGAAGTTCCAAGGAAGAACCACTTCCAATATTATTTGAAGTTGAACCTTGACTTATAATTGTGCGAAGTTCTTTTTTCTCAACCTGAAACGTACTCTCAACTAATTGTTTTGGAATTACAGGACTTACTGTTGAAATATTACCAGTTCCAACTTTTGCAATTTTACGACTTTGATTTGTAAATGTTTGAGTTGCAAGTTTTCTTTCCTGATAATAAATTTCAGGAGGATCAACAAATTTAATTTCTTGTTCAGTTTCTAACTCTGAATTTATTTCAAGGTTAATAATTGAAAGATACGATGAAGTTTGAGAAAGTTTGGCGTAAATGTATAGTTTTGATGGTCCACTTAAATCAGCGGGTTCAATTTCTACAACAATACTTCTACTTTTATCTTCATTTGCAATTTCGCCTATTTCATAATATAGTGGATTTCCTATTTGGTCAAGTATATCAATTAAAACTTCTGAACCTTTAACTAATCCATCATTAACTAACCTTAGTCTAATTTCGTTTTTACCTGAACAAAGTTGTTTAGGAACAAAAATGTCAAAGAGAGAACTGGTATCTACATCAACTACTGATGCTAATACTGAATCTAACCCATATTTGACTCTTTTAAGTTTCTCCATTTACATACCTAATCTTACTAAATCCACCTTCTTTATTTATACTAATCTGATTATCAACTAAATCTCGCATCGAATCGATGTGTGAAATACAAATAATGTGGTCATATTGGTTTTTCAAATATTGAAATAATTTTCCAATTTGAAGGATATTTTCACTATCCAAAACACCAAAACCTTCATCAATGGCTAAGAAGTTTGATTTTGGTAAACTTGTAAGTTCAGTCAATGCAACTCTAAACGCCAAACTCAACACAAATCTTTCCATTCCGCTTGCAAGTTCAACTGGCCAAACTTGCTCAGGACCGTATTGAATAAAAGCATGAACATATTTTTCATCAGTGGCTTCAAGTTTAATGTTGAAGTTGGCTACTGAATTTAAAATCAAATTAACTTCATTTTCCAATACCGGAAGAACCATTTCAACAATCTTATAAGGAACTCCGTCTCTCGAAACGGTATTCATGTAAAGTTCATAAATGCGATATTTTTTTATGTAATCTAAATATTTATCCAACCTTTCATTACAATTATCGTATTCTTGTTTCAACTTACCAATTTCTAGTTCTATTTTACGTTGCTGCTTTTGTAACGTTTGCTCTTGACCTGTTAACGCATCTATCTCGTGTTTAATTATATCAATTTGGTTTAAAATTTCTTTATTTTTTTCGATTAATAAAACATTTTTGTTATATTCATCCTTTTGTCTGGATAACATCGAAATTTCAGATTTCAACGTTTCATTTTTCATTGAATATGTTTTTTGTTGTTCTTCTACAACCCTCACCTTAACTTGTAAATCATTCAATGTCTGAGTTAAACTTTGAAACTGTTTACCTAATTCCAAACTCTGAAACGAAGTAGTTAATCCTTCTTTATAAATATCAAGTTGTTCATGTAATTTTTCAATTTCAGAACTTAATACCGGAATACGTTCAATAGCATCTTTGGCCGATTTAACAAATTGGTTGTCTACGCAAAATTTACAATTCGGATCGTATTCATGTTTACTCAAATGCAATTCCTTTGAACGACATTCTTTTAACTCACTTTCCAGCAACTTAATTTTATTTTCAGTTTCACGAACCAAAAGTTCGTTTTTCTGGTGACTGGACTGCAATTCGATCAAATTTGAATAATTTTCTAACGGTTGAAGTTCAAATAAAAGTTGATTCCGTTTCTGACCGATTTGCTGAATTAATTCATTTGTTTGTCCAATTTGATTAAATACCACTAAACTTTCGTCAGAAACTTGTTTTATTTTTAGTTCAATTTGCCCAATATCCAACGTTAAATCGATAGGACGATATTGTTTGTTTAATTCATTTAATGAATTATTTTGTTCTTTTAGTTTAGTTTTGACTTCAAAAATCTGATTATTTATAGTTCCAATTTCAACCTCATGTTCCTGCAATTCACTGTAAATCTTACTTGAACGTTGATGTAGATTTTCCTTCTCCAAATCTCGAATTAGGATTTGATACTCTTTTGAATTTTCTTTGGCGATTTTGTAAAGTTCGTCGTAAACAAAAATATCCAGAAACTTGTAAAGTAATTCCTTGCGGTCTCGTTGACTTTTTTCAACAAAGTTTTGATTATCATACTGGGTTGATAGCGCAGTCATGACGAAGTCATCATATGTTCCCACATAATCTCGAATCACATAATTGGTTTTATCCCTGTCTTCCCCGTTCAAATTTATCCGTTCGCCATCATCATCAAATGACCAAAAGTTGACATCTACTTTAACTGCGCCAGTTTTTTCATTTTTAGTCCCAATACGTTCGATTAAAAATGTTCTTCCGCCCAGCTCAAAACTTAATTTACATTGAAATTTATTTTTTTGATTGTTCAGGATGTGGCTTGCTTTGTTGGCTCGGGTTGATTTGTCATATAAAACAAATGTTAAAATATCGAAAATTGAACTTTTTCCCTCGGCATTTTTACTGAACAGACCATAATTTCCACTAAAATTTGAAAAATCAATAATGTTATCTTCACCGTAAGAAAACATATTTGAAAATTCCAAAACTAAGGGTTTCCAAGTTACATTTCTATTTGCACTTGAAACGGGAAGTAGTTTATTAATTTCAAAGTTCAAATCCAGAACATTTTTAACTTCTTCTGGAAGTATATCAGGATTTTGAACGTGTAAAAGTTCTTTTATAATACCGTTTTGAAAATCAACATCACGACTGTTACCCAACAAATCATCGTGGGTTTGATCATTTTCAACAAAGGAAAGTGACTTTTGTTTAATTAACTCAACAATATTATATTTCTTTCCCAAACGTTTGACAAATGCCTCAACTTCTTCATTCGTTGTATTATCAAATTTAACCCGCACCCGAAGGTTTTTAGGTAAACCGTTTGGAATATCACATTTACCGTTTACAAGGTTGAACGTGATAAAACCGTAATCATTTTTAATTGTAACAAATTCGGCAGTCCTGCTTGGTAAATCCCAAACATAAATACCGTGATTATCTACTGATTCCCCGTAATTTTGGGAGATAAGAGAACCGGGATAAATTACTTCCGGATATTTTTGACCATCTTCTTCGCGGTATTTTTGTAAGATTTGTGGCGAATGTATGTCTCCCAACATTGCGACATCAAATCCGTCAAAAATATTCAACCTGTTACCAGTTTCAATAGTTTGACTTTCAGTTCGAGAACCGATAATCGGCCCATGATGTAAAGCAATTTTATATTTTGCTTTAATATCCTTTGCCGGAACCCATTTATCCTGACCGTCCAATAAACCAAATACTGAAAACGTCAGCCCGCCAAATTTATAAACGCCGCTTTCCCTCCAATAATGAAGGTTAGGGTGATTTAAACTTGAAACAATCGGAGTTAGGGCATCTAAGCGATGTAAATTTGAAATGTTAGCATCATGATTTCCTGCAATTAAAATGGTCGGAAGTAAATCAGCACAACCTTTGAAAAACCTTGACGTAACATCAATAAGTTCGGGAGTCATATCGGTCTTGTTATGAACGATATCACCACCTAAAAAAATTATCGAATTTTCTGTCTTGGTTTCATTTATGTATTGAAACAAACGTTTGAATACTTGTTCGTATTCTTTATGGCGTTTGAACAAACGAATATGGATGTCGCTTATGTGGTATATGCGTGTAATCAAGTGGATATCTTATTTTTTATTATATCAGTTTAACATTTAATTCATTTTCAAGTTCAGCAATTAATTCAAAATCAAAATTATAACCTCCACTTAACCATTCTTCTACAACTCCTTCACTCGTATCCATAAAGTAGGCAAGTTGTTCTTTGGTTATATTTTTTTCTTTCATTACATCGTGAATTTTTGCAGCCATTACCATTTTAAGTTCAGTTAACCTTAACGAACTTGGAGAAATAGTTGAAATAAAGTCATCAAGTATTTTTGAGTTATATGCCATCATTTTTCAATTTAGGAGGAGGTGGAGGATTTTCCATTTTTGGAATTAAATCTTTGTATTTTATCCATCGGGCTTTTTGACAACAATTACAAACTTCTAATCGCTCAGTCGTAGTTGACCCGATGATTCTAAATTTATGCCCAAACCATTTACACCAAAGTTTTTTCATTTCAATTTGTTTTTAATTTTAAATAACCAAATTTCACTTTCATTCAAAGGTTCAGCCTTCTTTATATATTTCCAAACTTCTTTATATCCGAGCGAATTAGGGTCTTCATTTTCTGGAAGTCGAACCTTTTTAACTGTTATTCCATTATTCAAAAACCATTCTGCCTGTAAAATAGCATCGTTTAAAGCATCACCATCCAAACAAAAAATTATTTCACTTGTTCCTTCTTCCAGAACCTTTTGTTGTAATGCCTTGTTAATTCCCTTACCATATAACGGATAGGCGTTTCTTTTAATAACAATGGCATCAAGTTTTGATTCAACTAAGATAACAGGCTCTTGCCAATTAATCAAATTTTCGTCAAAAACAATTTCATTTTTATCAATGTTTTCAGGGATTTTGAACTTATAATTTGAAAGTTCATTAAAGGTTCGACTACCAAAAAAGTTTAGTTGACCTTGTTCAGTATATGAAGGGAAAATGACTTTATCGTTGTACTGACCTTGTTCACAATAACCAATGTGATGTTTTATTATATCGCCTTCTGTTATACCTCTTTTTTTAACATAACCTTGGGCTTTTTTGTAAAAGAAACTTCCACTTGGTTCCCATAATGGTTTGAATTCCTTCGGAAGTTGTAAAGTAGTTAAAGGTTCAGTTTTGAAATAAACTTTTTCCTTCCATAACTCCTTTACTTGTTGAACTTTTGATTGTGATTGGTTCAACTTCCTAAACAAAATACTTACGTTCGAACCCTTAGCAGGACAAACCCAACATTTCCATTTACCAGTTCCTAAACTGATACCAAGTTTCTTCTTCCTATGAGAGCAAAACGGGCAATGGAACTGATAATAGTCACGGTTAGTTTTTTCACCACTACCTAAAACGGATTCAAGTATTTGAAGTTTATCGTTCATTATTTACAAGTATAAAACCTTTTTACGAAACTTCCAAATACTTTAACACTTAGTTAACTAAAATGCTTATTCTACGTTTCTAATGAATTTTATATTTTTCGGGTTAAAGACAATGTAATTTGTCGCGTCTGAATCTTCTAAAATTACACCGTCAAAGCCTCTATCTTCGATTTGGCCGAGTCCTAATTTTTCATATTCATCCCAACCTGCCGGATTTTTAATTGTTATTTCAAATTCCATGATATATTTGGAAGATAATGCTCCCGCATTTCCAGATTTAATATCAGCAATTGAATCGGAAAACCATGCTATTTTCTGGGCAGTTTTATTTAAATCAAATTTAGTAAATTGATGATTTGAACCGTGATAAACTCTAAATTTACCGCCTTTAAGAATTTCATTGAGTAACATTCTAAGTTTCAAAATTACCCTCCGAAATATTTATTTTCAAAATAAAGCAACTGATATTTGTCGTTATAATCAATCAATTCAAGCACATTCAACAAGTCACTAAATTCTTTAACTGATTGAGTTTGAATTTGGACATAAGATTGTAGAAAAGTAAACGTACTCATATCCTTAATCAAACATTGTTTTGAATCGTTTGAATATTTGATTAAAAGATCATATTCAAGGTTATATGCCTGATTTATAATTTGAATCAAATTATCTATATCAAAGTTAGTTTGAACTTGGGGGATTTTAGGAATTAAATTCCAACCAACCATGTAATCCTGAATTTTTAATGCGTGTTCCATTTCACTTGCGCTTTCTTTTGCAAAAAATGAACCTGCATTTGTAAAACCAACTCCATTACACCAATTTGAAGCGTTCAAATAAAAATAATGTGCTTTGTATTCATCTTCCAACCTTTGATTGAGCATATTTTCAATATCTTGCTTCAATACCTTGGGCTTTAAAGGTTCTACTTGATTTTGAAGTTCTTCCTTCAAAACCTCCATCATTAATTCAGAATGTTTTTTGATTTTCATAGTCATTTCATCAAGTTATTAAATTTTTCAATTTGGTCGGAAAATTGTGGATATTTTGACTGTCCAAAAAAACTTATAGCAAAAATTTCCGCAAAAGATTCACTTCCCGCCATCGAATCCGTTTTCGAATATTTGGTAGTATAAAAATCTTCATCTTTAAAAGAACTTGGAACGTTTGATTTTTGTTCAAATCTGTGTCCTAATTCATGTGCTATTATATACAGCAACGAGGCATAATTTTCAGTATCTACATCACGAGAATTGCCTTCTTTAATCCATATTTGATCTTTATTACTTACATATTTCGCTTTACTTCTTAAAAATTTACTTGATTTAAAATGAATTTCCAATTTACCGACAAGAGATTTTTTATGAAAACCGTCAAATCTTTGCAAAAATTTTGCAATCTTAATAGCCGTTTCTTTAAAACGAACTCCGGCCATAGACGAATCATTTATAAAAAATAAATTACCTATGTTAAAATTATCTATTCTTTCGGTTTTTGTATTGAAAAAAGCGTCAACGATTCGGTCAATATCGTCTTCTTTCCACCACGAAAAAGTCGCTGAAATATTACCAGAAACCAATCCGTATTCTTTATAATTATTGGCCATCTGTTTTAAGTGTTTTATTGACTCAAAATCTTTTTTCAAGCCTGATGGAGCCTTTCCACTTGTAGGAAACATATCAATCCATTTTATAAAGTCGTTTATTTGTTCAGGTTTGAATTTCAAAAAAGATTTACCAATAATTTTCATGGAATTGATATCCATATTTTCCTTTAATAATACCTCATATATCTTTCGCAATTTCATTTATTTTTCCCTTAAAAAACTTTGTATTTGCAATATGGTTGTTATATGAATTTACAAATAAAACATCATATTTCATTTGAAAGTATAATTCATAAAATGAGGTATCAATTTTCGATTCCGTAAAAACAAGTATTTCTCTTTTAAATTTATCCTTACCTAAAACCTTTATATCTTCCAATAATTCTTTGGAACTTCCCCAATAGTCCTTCCAATCAGTTTCTTTGATAACTCGTTTAAACGTTTTACGTTTATTTTCAGGTAGAAGTTTTTCTTTCTTAGTTAATCGAACCTTGCGGTTGCTGTTTAACATCTTCCTTCCTACATAAATTTTTCCGTCACTTAATCGGGTAATTAAGTAAATAAACCCGATAGTGTTTTCAGGTATTTGTACTTCCTCATTTTTATATAACCAATTCATTTTTCAAATTCAACCTTATAGCCATTTTGTTCAAACCATTTTTTTATTTCTAAAATTTTTCCATGACCATCTGTTAAAAAGTCATTCACGTTTCCAAACAAATCTGTTATAGAATCTTCTCCCCTTACAAACAATTTTTCAGGTTTTTGGAAAACTTTATTAATAAACCGCTTGGTGATGATAACCTTACTGACGTATTTTCTGAAATTTTTGAAGCCGACATCCTGTTCTAATTTTTTACCATACCAAACTTCTTCCTGTTCGTCTCCAAAATTAATTCTATCCTCTTCTTCGTATTCGCCAGCATCTTTATCATAAGTATCGTCATAAGGCATTACTTGGTAAACATTTGAAAGTTTATTTCCATCCAATTCAAATGTTATATCTGCGCCCGAAATGGAAAGTTGGTCACCTCTACGTCTACTGAAATTTTTATCACGAGTAGTTGAAACGGTTCTACCTTTGATATTCTTGGTAGCATGAAATCCTTTTAAATGGTCTGTTTTTACTATTTTAATAGCATTATTCAATGAAGTAAAATGGTAAACCTTTCCAACTTGTTTACCTTCATCTAAAATACTTTCATATATTGTTCTGAGTTTCATCTATGCGTTACCGTTATATTATCGCCGTCACTTACTTGTACGGTTATTCCGTTATTCACCTTTATATTATAGTGCAATTGATACTGATTAACTAATCCGCCAGAGTTTCCATGCTCAATTCTTGCAATAATAGAACCTGACGTATTTAAACCATCAAAAATACTAACAATAGAACTTGCCCTTGCTGTATTGAAAATGACTTGACCTAAAATTGCAGAACCTGAATGGACAAGATGAATTCCTGAACCAGTTATATTTGTCCAATCCCAATGTCGTTCCACATATTCCGTTGTATAAGTATCATCTGAATTTTTTAACAAATTCAAATTTACTTGTCCAAAATTCGGACTAAAAAAAGAATAATTAAGTTGATCTTGCAACACTAACCCCCAAATTTTATTTGTATAAATCTATGAATCCCAACGAATTATCACGTTCAAGTCTACATCATCTCTTAATTGTATTGCCTGATTCATTTTACCTACTGCTAAAAGTTCACCTTCCGGAGAATAAAGTCCAATCGTGTGAAAATAAGTTTTTAAACTTCCAGTTGCCTCATCTCTAATTAAATCACTATTCGGAGCCTTTAACCAAGTTTTATTTGTAGTATGATTGAAACTTCCTTTTTTAATCCGAACCATTGCTTCATAATTGTAAATCGTATGGGTTCCTCTGTAACGAAGTTTCCAGTCTTGATTTAAAATTTGATTATGTTTCGGGTCTAAACTTGAAACGACAATATTCCCGCCTCTATAAAACACATTTCCAGCAACGGAACTTTGATACATTCCTAAACTTGAACTATCACAAAGGGTTTGAATGGTTGTTTGAGTTAACCCTTTATTATAAATGCGAATTTCGTCCATTTGACCAATGAAATAATTATCAAAATTGAAATTATCAGCACCAAACATCAATGAATGATTATTTAAGGGATGATAATCAACTTCACTTCCACTTTGAACTAAGGTTCCGTCTTGATATAAGTATAAATTTGAACCTGATTTAACAGTTGCGTAATGATGCCAATTACTTGAACCTAAATTCAAACTTCCACTTAAATGAACAACCTTTTTACCATCGCTTCGTTTAAAGGAAAGTTTACCAGTTGAATTGTTTATTTCAAATCTGAACGGATAAACGTTTATAGGCTTATACGAAGTTGATTGTGAGGTATAAAGAAATTGTTGATTTAACCCATTCAAATTTTCCTTATCTTGAATACCATAACTTTGTTCTGTAATAATGGTGTCTTTACAAATCAATGTAGAGGATGGATCAAGAATATTTGCGCTGTAATTAACCCAAAAACTAAATGTAAAATCATCTATTTTGCTGAAATTAAATTCATCTTTATGGGGTGTTAAAATATAACTTTCATCAAAATTTGCGCTGGTGCCTGAGCCAGTCGAATTAATTGGAACACCAGTTATAAATGAAATGTTTTTAGCAATTGAACCTTCAACGTCACTGAATTGTGCGCTATCGTAAAATAGTTTTGTTTTTTCTAACCATTTAACTTCATTTATTTTACCGCGTCTATATTCATCGTTGAATCCCCAATACGCAATTAAGTTATGTCTATCTGAATACGAACCAGTATTCAAACTAATATCGTATAAATTGCCATTCTTGTCATCAGTTAAATTAAAATTAGAACCAGTTATTTCAACCGAACCTTCCTTTATACGTTCACCATAATCAAAATATGGTAAATTGATAATTGATGCGCTGTAATTTAAAAACTTTTTGGTAAAGCGTTTATTGGCGTGTTCCAAAGTTGCGCATTTATCATAAGGAAAACGATAATAACGAGTATCAAAACTATTCCAAATGATATTTTTATAACTTCCATCGAAACTATTGGTTGGATAAGTGGTTTCACTTTGAGTTCCGAGTTTTAACCTTTCACTTGTCCACAATCCTTCCCATAACCTATATCCACTTCCAGTTTGCGGCAATGAACCTGAATACAAATCCGTCCGTTGCACCAAGAACTTCTTGTGAACAGTAGTTGACTTTATTGTAAAGTCTTGGGGTTTAACGGGATGTAGGACGCGAGGTATCAATTATTATTTCTTATTAATTAAACTTTTAAGTTTTGAAATTTCGGAATCTATTTTTTGACCTTTACGTTTTATGGCTGGTAAAAATTTCCCTAAAAACGAAGTTACCTTATTCCAAATATCACTACCAACCGATTCTGTTTTAGTGGCAAACGAAACAGAACCTTTTGTTTTACCAATTTTTTCAGTAGCCTTCAACTGCATCAAAACTTTTTCTTTAACATCTTGATTTACTTGCGTCAGTGCATAATCCAAGGTTTTTTCATATTCATATGTAGCAGGTTCAGATTGGAATTTAGTAACAGTCATTATTATATCACCCAAATCAACCAAACGTTGTTCATCTCGTTTTAATTCGTTAAAAAAATCCCAAAGTTCTTCTTTTAAAAGTTTATCAGCAGATTTTTCCAAATCTTTGAGACCTGTTGATTTTATAATCGCATCGACTTGTGCTTTTGCTTCTGCAATTTTTTGCTGCAAATCTTTTAACGTTCGTAATTGAGTTTTAATGTTGTCAGTTAAATTAGATTCAATCAAGACGGATTCAACTAATTTAGCCATTGATTGCCCAATAGGTTCCCATTTTAAACCAGTAGCATTTTTGGCAATCCAACTTGCATAATTTCCAAAACTAATTTCACTGTTATCAATTACAAGTACGTTTCCTTTAAATCTAATTTGACCTTTATATGGTCGTTTACCTAATTTAGTATAAATAAAATCTTCTATCTGTTTTTTAAGTTTACGAGTACCGGCGGCTTCAACCAATGCCGATTCATTCAAATACTTATTTAAATAAGTTAAAACTTCGTCCAAACTTTCACATTCGCGGGTCATAGCATTTATTGTCAAAGAATATGGATATTTCGGAGAAAATGAAACATTTACATTTTGCGCTTTGAAATATGCTTCACGATCAAAAACTTTTGCCAGTATCTTGTTTCCTTTCTTGACCAATGCCTTACCATCAACAAATTTAAGGTCGTTTTTGGTATATTGTTCATTCAAAACCTTTTTTTTACCTAAAATTCCACTAATCATCCGTTCAAGTTTAATTTCAATCTTTTTTTCCTTTGAAAGTTTCATTTCTTCTGGTTTTTCAGAGCGAACTTTCTCATAACCTGTATATTTTGGTTGGTCACGTTTAGGAGTTTCATTACTTTTATTTCCATCAAAACTATAACCTTTCATCATAGCAGCGTGTTCTGCATTTTCTTTTGTATCCCAACCTGACATTGTTAAACATTCTTCACCGTCAACGGTTTGAAGATAAATGTGCCATGAGCCACCAATCTGCTTTATTTTTACTTCTAATGGCGACTTTTGGAATGGATTAACGGCTTCTTTAAGACCTACATTTTCACTAAATGCCACATGATCAACTGCTACCATCAACATCATATCCCTGAATCTTAATTGTTTATCTGCCCGTTTTATATGTTCAGGCCATTTATTTGGATCAGGATTATCTTTTCTTAATTTGTCTTGTTGTTTACTTACTAAGCCTTGCAATTTTCTAAGTTCTGGCACTTGTTTCGAAAGAAGGGAATCTTCATACTCTTTGTATTCTGCAAATGAAAGACCACTGTCTTTTAAAACGGATGGAAGATTTTTATCCTTTACAAACACGGCTTTGGCTTCTTTAAGCCCATTTGACTTTTGAAGGCCATTTTTACTGACCACTACATTTTTTTCAGTCCCATTCACTAAGATAGCAACCTGCCAATCTTTCCCGACAGTAGATACTATTGTTCCCTGTTTTCCTTTATACATGGAATTCTTGTCAGTTATAATGCCAGAGTCTCCGATCGATAACGAAGATGTTTCACTCAACGTCGTATTTTCCGCTACGCTTCCGTCTTTATTCAAAATTCCTAAGAATTCAAGTGTTGAACCTTTGTCTCTCCAAAACATCTTTTGCTTTTTGGTTTCAACGCCAATAAAGGTTCCAGTACCAACATATCCCCATTGAATAGCAGGAATGTTATAACGCTTAATTACGTCTTTAATCGCAAATCCTTGCGAAAATGGTAATTCTTTTTCAGTCCCCCATGCAATTTTTTTATCGATGGTTTTGAGTTTATCGGGACTTAGAGCTTCTTTTAATTGTTTGGATTCTTTCATGTTATTTTCATAATTAGCACATATATAAAAAGACGTTGTTCCTGTTTTTTTCGAAATATCATATTTTTTTGCAGAAGTTATCCCATTTGCAATGTAAACAGTTACGCCCGTTGTATCATTTTTCATAGAAATTACATAACCGTTTCCACTATTAGGAGTTTGTGTTAAAGTAAACCCTCTTAATACTCCCTTGTTTTTAAGTTCATCGCTTAAAACACTGATAGACCTGAAAGTATTTAGTTTATTGCTCCTTACCCAATTCGATACATTATCGACTGCGTTTTGAACATCGGTTTCGTTTTGTTTACCTTCTTTTATACTTGTTTTCATTTCGTTTTCCTGCTTTTGATATAACTTTGGTATTCTTATTTTTAATATGCTTCTACCGTTAACCGTGGGATTCCCATATTCGTCTACGGAAATTTCGTTAACTTTAATTTTTTTATTCTTGAATCGACCTGCCAATATGGTATCGCCTATTTCTATTGGTATTTGGATCATCTATTAACTTTTACTGATTTTAGAAAACTGTCTATAATAGAATCTGGTTCATCATTATTATACATTTCGATAGCTTTATTTAAATCTGATTTTTTGAACCCTAACTTTAAGCCTTTTTTTAGGAAATCTTGTGATGACGGAAATTGCCAATTATTATCATCATATAAATTATATAATGTATATGATTCGTTAATTGTTTTCGCTACCATTTCTTTTAATAATTTAATTTTCATGTGTATTTCCTTATTATTACCAATTTAAATTTATTTCAAACAATGCTTCTTCGGTGAATGATTTCAATACCGGAGCAGATAACTTTGCTATCGCCAACATTTCATTTTGATCGTTAAACAACCCTATTTCTGTAATAAATACCTTCGGATTGTTATAAAAATCAGGAATGATATCACCTTCACTGCCTGTCTGATATGTCGAATTGTTTGTGAAGTTGTAATCTTGGTTCAATACCCTTACAAAGAATTGTTCCATATAACTATACCGAACCTTTCTTGCTTGGAAACCAAGATAATCACCACTTTCATCTGTATATAAGGCCGCACCTGACATTGCAGTGAATAATTTCATCGCATTATCACCCGCAACATCACTTCCAGTTACAGTTAAAAATGATGCCGACATATCCAATAAATCAGCATCTAAAATGATGATTCCCTGTTGGGGATAACTTAATCCGTAAACGTGAGGTTGTGAACTTGAATATATACCCGTTTCAAGCGTACCACTTACGATGTAATTGACTTTTCCTGCCGAGGTGGATAGTTGAGTTAGACTTCCAGAAATATCGCGGTAGAACGAAGAATACGCAGCCGTAGACAATGAGGTTAAATCCAAGGTTGAATCATCAATTAACCTTAAAATTTTTCCAGTACCAGAAACCTTGACATTTGAACCTGTATGAGCGTTTCGATTTGAATTTCCTAATTGAAATTTAGAACCTGAAAGTTCGGCAATATTAATTTCAATATTTCCTTCATCAAGTTTATCGCCCATTCGTTCACGATTGACATTAATGGCATAAAAATGATGAATTTCTTTGTTACCAATATTGAATCTTGTTTGAGGATGATCTAAACAAAGACTTCTATATTGACCATAAACGGCATTTGAAGGAGTATAAAAATCATTTCCACCTAAATCCCTTGAACCTGAACCTCCATCATGCCCATAAGCAATATCAAAGTGCGGTTTACTTGAACAAGTAAAACATTCGGAATTGTAAACTGATTTCTTATAAGAACCAGTATCAAGTGAACAAGTGAAAAAGGAAGTTAAATTTCCAGTAACCGAGCCTGTATAATCCAACCAAATACCAAAAGTTTCAACTTTACGTTCGCGAGGAAGTTTTTCATCAACTTTAAACCGGGTATAAACTTTACCGGGAACCAATACAGCCGGTGGTGGAGGTGGAAGCGGCGGAGGTAAATTTGGGTTTTGAGGTTGAGGTGGTAACGGGGCTGGTGGAGGTGTTGGAGGTGGTTGATTAGGTTCAGGAGGCAAAGGAACGGGCTGACTTAAAACTAAAATCAAATCATCCCAAGTATTATCCTGAATCAAATCCTCACTTTCAATTTTAAAAACATAATTTCCGTTTATTACCTGAGTTTGAGTTTTTCTCATACTGGAACTGATCCAGTTAAACGGAGGATCATATGTTTCAGATGCCTGAATATTAACTTGCCAACTTTGACCCGTTACTTGGACTGGAAGTAACATTTCATCAGTATAAGTTCCATTACCAGTAGTTGCACCACTGATAGTAAACCGTTGAGGCAAAGCGCCCGGTTGTTTACTTTGAATTTGTACTGTCCAATTTCCTTGTATCGTTAGTGGCATCCGTGTTTATTACCTTTTTTCTTCTTCTGCAAGTTGCATTAAACAATATTCTACCAAATTCAAATCATCATCTTTTTGATATATTTTTAAATATATTGCGTATACTTGCTCGTCATTTAAAAAAATATCCCCGTCATTATGATTCGATTTCCTCGCATCAATTGCAATAGTCGTATTTCCAACTTTTCGTATTCTAATTGCCATTAAATATTATTTTATTTCAAGACGATATTTAATTAATCGTTCTTCATGTTTTAATTTATTAAATCTGGTTGAACTTTCAGGTTCACGTTGCATTTCTTTCTTCAAATCACTTAACCAAGTTTCAAGTTCTTGCTTGTTACATTTTAGAATAGAATCATACGTTTGCTGACCAATTATATTTTTAGTTCTGTCAATGTTAAATGTATCTTCCTTAATAATTCTTCTAACCATTTCAGTAATTTTTCTTTTATTTGTCATTTTATTCTCCGATAACGCTTTTTGTTCTATGTTGTTTATACCTAATTTAATATATCTATCAAATTCGGTTTTATCCATTGTTATCGAATTTGCGCCTGAATTGTTATGAGTATTATTCAGTCCAGAACCCCAAATTTTCCAACCGTTTTTCAGTTTTTTAATCACTACGCGCTGATCAGCAACAAACGGTTCTCGGGGAATTTTAACTTGAACAATTTCGTCAAAATAATCAGAATCTCCCATTTTGTAAATTAAATACGCGTTTACAAACATTTGACGGCCACCGGCTGGGTCTTTTAATATCATATCTTACTCCAAAATTTTATTTTAAAAATTACTAAATTAACCAAATTTTAATAGTCGAGCCTCACTTTTACCAACGCCTCCGAACTGAATGTTTTCTTCAACGCCTTATTTAATTTTGCTACTGCTAAAAGTTCTTTTTGGTCATTATACAACCCTACTGTCGTGATATACGTTGTCGGATTCCCAATCATAGTTGGTTGTGCTAAATCACCTTCTGAACCTGTCGTGAAGGTTGGATTGTTTGAAAAATTATATTCTTGGTTTCTAACTCGAACAAAATAATGAGTTGATTTTACCTTTTCAGCACTTCTACCAGCAAATCCTAATCTATCTCCACTCGCATCAGTATAAAGAGCGGAAGCAGAAATGGAAGTAAAAAGTTTATAAGCATTATCACCCGGAATTTCACTTCCAGTTACAGTTAGGAATGAAGCTGACTGATCAAGTTTGTTGCCATCCAATATGATGATACCTAAACGACGATAAAGTAAACCATAATAATGGGGAGATGAACTGTTATAAACACCATCTTCTAAGGTTCCTGAAACAATATTATAAACTTCACCAGCAGTAGTTATGGTTGCGTTCGCAACTGTTGAATCATCAATCAATCTCAAAACAGCCTGAGTCGGGAATGGCCTTACATTTGAACCCGTCCATGCGTTTTGGGCGCCTCCTCCTGCTAACCATTGCGACCCTGAAAGTCTTTGAAGGTTTAATTCTAAATTTCCTTCATCCAAATATTCGCGCATCCTTGCCCTTGCAACGTTAATTGCATAAATTGAATCTGTTGCAGTTCCATTTATAATAAAACGTTCCTGATCGGGATCAAGGCAAAGTTGCTTATATTGACCATAAATGGCTCTTGATGGTGTATCATTAATTTGACCGCCTTCATCAGCCGAACCACTTCCTTGTTTATGACCCCAAGCAACTGCAAATTGACCTTCTGAACCGCAATCCCCGCTTGCGCTATTGAAAATTTCATAATAATAACGTTTAGAGGTTGAATTTTGAGCCGAAGAGGTATAAAAAGTTGTCAAGTTTCCAACATTGTTAGACCACAATGCCCTCGTCACCGTTTCTTGTTGGTTGGGAACAATGTCTCCCTCTTGGAAACGAGTCCAAATACGCCCAGAACCTAAGTTTGATGGAGGAGGAACTCCCGGCGTAGGCGGTGGAGAAGGAGGTAACTGGTTAGGCGGAAAAATTGGGCCGCCAGTTTGAGGTTCACCTTCAAATATAGGTGTATTAGGTTTAACGTTATGAACGACATTTTTTTCATCCACAACAAAGAAATTACCTGCTTGGTCTTGCTTTCCTTGTAAAACCACTCCGGGAGCAACTTGTTTTTCTACCGGAACTGCATTTGCAATTACATTTGGATTGTTTGCAACTGCTTTTACATCCAATCCCATATCAGCCAATTTTGACAATTGACCTGAATCAACCTTCGGAACATCGCCTTGCGGATTTACAGCAGCACCTTTTTTTATAAATGACATTTATACTTTTCCTATTTTTAATTAAGTAATTTTAACCGGAGGATTTCCTTGAAGTGGAACGTTTGGAGTTGTATTTAAAGTTACTTTTTTAACAGTCAAGTTTACAACCACTCTACCACCAGTTTCGTTACCAATAATCGTCAATGTTGTAGAACGTGCGGCCAAAGACAACATATTAGCGGTCAATGTAATTGCTTTACCAACCAAAGTAATTGCTTGGCCTTGTTCACTTTCAGTTAAAGGACTCGGAACAGCACTTCCCTGACCTTGATAAATTTGACCCGGTGCTGTTTCACTTATATAAGCCGAACAAACGTCGCTGTCAGCCAAAATAAATGTGTATCCAAGGGTAGAGTTACCGTCAGTGTAGTTAATCGTTTGTGGGTTAATTGTGACGCTTTGACCCGTACTTAAAGTGTAACTGGTTTGAGGAACTGAAACGATTGGAATTCTTACCGTCTTTCTTGGTAACGTAACCAAAAAAGATTTCATGTTTTGAGTTTCATCCGGAACGGCTTCGGTGATGGGCATATTTTCCAAAATTATTCCAAAGTATGAAGTTCCAAGCGGGTGGTCGGGATTCCACAAACTATAATCGCATTCCGTATCGGAAAGGGCAAATTGTGTAATGTTAAATTGCCCATTCCCCATACTTAATTTTTGTCTTCCGAGCCGGGTCAAAATCGCATCTACAATGATGCCTCCACTATTATTTATATACATTTGTTTACTCCATTATTTTTAATTATATATTTGATTAAAATTGATTCGGATTATAATTACATTATCAACCAATTTACGAATTCTTTCTTCCCTTAACTGACATTCTTCTCGCAATTCGCCATTCTTAAAATGATGACGTTCATCGAATTCAACCCATATATTCAATTCCTCCGAATACGCATCAGCAAAATAATGCGTGTTAAACTCAAAATCATATATTTTAAATTCCCCGTCAACAGTTTCCGCGTGTCTAAATTCGGTATCGTATCTAACATTTAAAATATCAGTTATATGTAGGGCATTATACACTTATGGGATATTTTAATTTTGTAGTAGAATATTTGGTATTTCTATAATCATAAAAATCATCCTTCACTTTATTCAATGGTATGTTTATTTCAAATATGAATGGTTTTTTCGGTGTTCCGGTTTGAATATCAATTAGAAATAATTTGAAAATACATTTCAAGAAATCTTCTGTTTCTTCAAAATGAAGTGAATATTCTGAACAAACATTTGGAGTTAAATAAAATTCCAAAGAATTGCGCAATTTCGTTTTAAATTTATAATGTCCCTCATCCTCAATATCAGGAAGTGAAAATTGATTAATCACTTCATTGGCTACCAAACTTATAAGTTTTGATTCAATATTTGTCAAATTTTCCATATATTACTTATTTATTTCAATTAAAATATTTTGTTGATTCAAAACGGAGGTTAGGTAATGAGGATAATATCTAAATATTTGTTCAAATTGTCCATCCTTATATTCAATCCCAACTTGTAAAATCGTATTTATATGATTGTAAATTTCAATACCAATAAATCCTCTATCTTGAATGATGCCTTTCAAAAAACCACTATCAGAAAAAGTAACTTGAACATCTTCAACGAATTCATCATTTAACATTTCAACAATATTCAAATAACAATAATTTTCAATAAACGGCCACGTAATTGGTTCTGGAATTTCAACTTGAGAGAATGTTATATTTCCGAGTTTAAATTTTTTGTTTTTAATGTCAACTACTTTCAATTTTGCTTTCGGAGCATTTCCTCCGTTATTGGTCACAAAATTCATTGAAATAGTTTGAATTGCTTTTTTGATTTTCTCGTCCATGTTATTTTATTTTAAGGTGTTCTATATAAATATCCTACCTTTTAACAATTTTTTATTCAACAATTAACCTTCCACCATTAGGACTTTCGCCCACGATAAGTGAGTTTAATGTAATTTTTTGTCAAAATAAATTCTATTAATAATTACATCTGGAATACAGTTTCGGATACGCGTTTCACGTTCAATATGAGTTTCTAATAATTCACCGTTTTTGAATTTATCTGGTTCATCAAATTCAATCCACATATTTAATTCTTCTGAATAAGCATCAGCAAAATAAAAGCGTTTAAGTTCTTTATCATAAATCCTAAATTCGCCATTGTTGCATTCGGCGTGTCTAAATTCTGTATTATATCTGACATTTAAGATATCGACAATATAAGGAATAGTTTCTTTATTGTATAAAGGTCGCAACGTTAATTTATTATCATTATGATAATTCTGAATTATCCATTCACTATGACGTTTACCTTTTTCAAGTTTCTTTTCTAATGGGACATTATCTTGTCCTATTTTCCTACGAATAATTAAATCATTTTGTTCTTCAAGTGTTAAATTATTCCATCTATCATATTGTATTTTAGATAATATATTAGATAATTCTAATTTTTCAGCATCGCTTTTAGATTCATTTGTTTGTTTACGCTTTTCGTTAACTTTTTCTTTTTCTTCATCTGTTAATTTATTAAAATAATTATTTTCCCCACTCAATTTCCCTTCTCTTGATTGTACGCGTTTCGTTTCTTTCATTTTATCAATCCATTCTTGAAATATTTCGGGATTATTTTTAATAAATTCCTTCCTATTGTCTGATAATAATTTCCGAGTTTCGTCTGAAACTATCTTTTCATGTGTTTCATAATATTTCGTCAATTTATTTTTCAATAATTCTACTCTAATCTTATATTCTTCTGAATCTTTTGAGTATCGTATTTGCCAAAATGTACTATTGGGATTATGTCCAACGTGGTATTTTCGATACGAATACGGATATATTTTTGATAAATGATCGCAACCACACGCACATTTCGGAATTACATTATCTAATAAATATTTAATAGTATAATCTATCACAGTTATATCATGTGTTTTTAAATGAGATGAAAAAGTTCGTTGATTTGAAAATGTATTGTCACATATTTTACACTTGAAATCAGTTAATAATTTAATTTTACTCATACTATTTTTTTAAAATAATGTTAAATTATAGTTAACCGGCCACCCAACGGACTGTCGTTAACTAATATGCTGTTAGGATTTACTTCCCAGACTTCTATGACTGGACCTTTGTCGATTGTTTGATCACTATTTATGTTTATACCCGGTCCTTCAAGTTTTGTTCCTGCAAACCTTGACCGATTTTCAACTGCTCCGCATTCTTCGCTATATTGATAACTGGTACATTCTAAACTTCTGGAATAATACCATCCATATGACATTGAAACGGCAGTGTACCAATCTTGCTCATACCTGTTTTGAAAGGTTCCTGAACTTGAATAATGGTAAATTACTTTTTTATAACAGCAATTTAATCTATATTTGTCAATATAACTTTGAGTTGGGCATTGACTTCCAGAATAAGGATTTGGAATGACTGGTATATCAGCCTTGTAACCACCTTTGGAACTTGTCTGATGACAACTACTTCCAGTCATCCAAATCTTTTGTTTTAACGAACCTGTGACATATTTGTACCTTGCTTCCGCTCTTGGTGCTGCACTTGCACTGGTTTCATAATATAAATTTTCACCCGTTAGTGTTCTATCAATAGAGGCACTGGTTTCATGTCCTAAGTTTTCAATAACTGGACGTTTTGTTACTCGAACCTTCGGGGTACTTAAAAAGTCACCTTCTAATAAAACACCAGCAATTAAATCACTTCTACCCGGAACTAATTGTTTTATTTGTTCAAAGAAGGTATAATCGTATAACGCCAATAAACGAATTAAGGCGTTTACGTCATATCTTTGTTGATATTTACGGAAATATTCATGCGAAAATCGTCTTAATTCGTGATAACCTTCATCAAATTCGTATTCCGGGTCTCCAATCCAACTATCAAGTTCGGCATAACCAGTATGATTGAAAATTTCATTATTTACTTGATCTGATGGGGCAAATACAACTGCTAAACGATTGGAATCGAATCCTTTTTTATCAAACGAACCTTTTGAAACTTTTGTACTTGGATTTAAATCTCTGGTTAAAACAGAATCTTCAAATCTAATTTTTTCACTTCTAAGTACATTTCCGCCCAATGTTGGCGTATAGATATAGAAAGTTTCATTCTTGGAAATATATTGTTGGGCTTGTGTTCCTGTCCAACCTTTAAACGAAGCCGTTGTATCAAAACTTGCTACTCGATTCGGATGCGAACTTGAAACTTGTAAATAAGCGGAATGATCCCAACGTTGTTGGTCTAAACCCAAAGGAAAATACCGGAAAAGTTTGTAATAACTTCCGGTTTCAGTATTTGAATGATAGGCACTCGGGTTCAATACATGACTATCAAATGTACTACCTTCTAATACTTCAAAATATTCTTTATATCCATCTATTTGACCAACAAACCTTGAACTATTCGAACCCGTTGTTCCGCCTAATAAGATGATATTTTGACTTCCAGTAGCCCATGCATTTGCAACATTGAAACTTCCGCTCCATTCTAAACTACTTGAATGACTGAACCTTCCGTAAAGGGAATCGTTTGCGCGTTTAACTTGTAAGAAAATTGAACCACTGGTTTGGATTGAACTTGTAGTCCACATTCTTACTGACCATGAATCATCATCAAATAAAGGCAAGTATCCAGTTTGAACTGAACTTGAAATGAACGTAGAGCCGCTTAATTGGGCTTGTGTTAAACGTAAATAACCATAAGCCCAACTACCACTGTAACTGGATGTTTGATGCGCTCTGGAATGAATTAATTCCAAATTAGAAAGAACCCGAGAACG